TGAAACATCAATGATATTAAATGTAGAATAATCTTGTCCACGGCCTTGACAGACATCTACTGTCATGATATACTGGTTTTCTTCAACAACATCTTCATAAACTAATAAATCGCCACCTTCTAGTCTACGTTTAGGTTCTCTAGCTCGTAAATCTAATAATATCTGGCCCTCAATAAGAGTATTACCAGTACCAAAAAACGTATTACCAAACTCTTGGTCAAACTGTAGAGTAGACGTATTAGCAATGGTTTGTTCTTTCCACTTCTCATCACGACCAGGCACATCCCACCAATCTACACGAAATGGTTGGTACTCATTCACGCCTTGTACTGCACCTTCCCATATCTTGTGATAGGTATTACCAATACCATTAGCAGTACTTGTTATGATAACTTTTGTATCTTTACCAGATGAGATTACTGGATATGTAGATGTGTAGAACTCAGCGGCATTCTCTACGAACGCAAACTCATCTAAGAATAGTAGGTTGACGGACATACCACGAATCGATGATCCGGATGTTGCAGCTGCAATAATACGACTATTATTACTGAACTCCAAAGAACCCTTGTTGAGTGCCTTACATCCTGGCTGAAGAAAGAACGGCAGATTCTCTAACATAAGTGTGACACGTGCCAACATCTCTCTTGCAGTCATACCTTTGTTTGCAAGGATTGCGATAGTCTTCTCTGGGTGAAAGAGCGCGTACCACAACAAGTAACCGACCGAACTGATAGACTTACCAGACTGACGACACGCCAACACAATGTTGAATCGGTTGTCGTTGAAATGTTCGAACATCTTTTCCTGATACGGATAGAGTTTGAACGGCACGAGACCTTTATCTAGGTGAATAACCTTGACATACTTCTTGCAGAAATATGATGGGTTATTCATGCATTTCTTATACTCACGTAGTTTCTTGGCGTCCCATTCTTCTGCGACACCATCTTTCTTTACTAACGGATTACCTAGGTAGGAGTTCTTTGTATAACTACTCATCTTCGTCTTGGTCTATAACTTTCTCATCACCCAACAGCATACGCTGTAATTCTGTAGTAGACCCAACAAATAGATTATTATTAGTAGTAGTTGATTCGGTAGGTTTGTCTTCTTTCGTAAGTTCTTTTTGTTTCTTGTTGAGATCCATCAACTTATCGTTGACATCGGAAATACCTTTGATCATACCAGAGAGAACCTCAAACGCACGAGGGTGTTCACTCTCACGTGCGACTTCAATCATGAGTTCTAGAGACTCACGACCCTTCTCAATTAGGTCATAGTAAGTATCACGAGAGTACTCATAGTCCTGCTCGTGCACGAAGTTTTTCTTCTGGTCATCGTTTAAAAGACCAGGCGGCTTACGATTATCTCTCATAATGTATATCTATGTCTTAAATAAAGTTGGGTTCCGGTTCAGGTTCTGGCGGTGGTTCTGGTTCAAAGACTGTTATTGTAGTTTCGAAACCGTAATCATCATCCGGACTCACATCAATAGGGTCTGGGGTTGTAGTTATTAAAGAACCTAATACATCACTATCATCCTGTATAAGATTAATGTTTGTGTTAACCTCACGAATGATAGGGTTTGTGTCCTCCGGTCCATAGAAATTAATACGCATATCAAATGACATATTATATATGATCGTGCGACGTTGATCTACTGGACCTTCAAAATCATCTTGGAAATCTACACTAGTAAGGGATATTGGCACATCCTCTTTAATGTCCGGTAGATCGGCAAAAGGTCTGACTGACAGAGTATATTGCGGCGCAAAGTATGGTATGACTTGTTCTACGACTTGCAGCGCGTCGTCTTGTGATCGTGCATAAACACTCAACTGAAAAGAAATTGTATATGGAACACCGACGAAATATTTGTCTGCCTTTTGATTATCGTTAGATACAGTGAAATGGTTCAGTTTTGGTAGTTGTCTTTGTGAATCGTATGCAATAGAAACAATCTCAAATGACATGCGTGGTAATTTTAAAGCAACTCTACGTTCAGCAGATTCACCTTGAGACATCTCTTCTAGACGTTCAATAAAAGATCTAGATGGTGCATACGATAAAGGAACTTTAACTTGTGATAATACTTTACCACTGTTATTTGTTCTTAAAATATTTATATCATCAAACATAGAACCGAACAAGGCCACACATGACCTTACCCGTTTATGATAAAAATGTCCACCCATCATTATATTATATCTCCAAACGGATTCGATTCACTGAAATCTACAAAGTCATTTGACCAATCGTCGAATACTTCTTTTTGACCTAAAAGGTCAATCTCGTTGATTCCTTCTTCTTCTGATACGGGTGTCATCGATGCATTATCACCAATGACAGGAAGGTCTATTGACCATTCATGATATTTTCCGTCAGTAGCCCCTGTATGTGCGATCTTCAACAAACGAGTTTCACTATTCCATGTGGTGACTTCACCCTCAAGTCGAAAATCATCAAACTCTTGGTAAACATTTTCACCCGTCAAATAATAAGAATCGTCTCCTTCGACTTTGGGTGGCATCTGAAGCTCGTACTGGAAAGCACCTTCAACTTCAACATTGTCAATGCCTGGAATACCAGTATCAAAGTCTTCGTCTGAGAACTCGAACAACTCACATTGCATACGGAACAGAGGTAGTTGGGATAGTTGATAGAAAGGTGATTCTGTATAAACGCGTTTGACTTCGAAAAGAGATTCTGATAGAGGCAAGTATATTACATCACCTTCACGTGGACGGAACTGCGCAGCATCAAGTCTGTCGCCGATTAAGTGTTTCCATCTACGACGTGCGATAACAAACGTTGCCTGATCCCGTAATTCGATACCGAACTTAGTGAACAAGTCACCTTCACCTTCGAAACCTTCTGTGTTCTCGATGTACACCTCTACTTTATAGGCGTCAGAGAACTGAGACTGAATACTGTCTAGAAAGATATCTTCTCTCTCAACCACTTCTCGCGGGAGATAGTAAACATCTTGACCATAGAACCGAATTGCTTCAATAAGAATATCTTCATACAGGTTCTGTTCTTGTCTATTTTTTAAACTAATATATGGATTAGTAGCCATGTCTTACCCCATGAAGAACATTGGACCTTCATCTTCGTCCGTACGAAAACGTTCAATTATTCTCTCGATGTCTGAAAGCGCATCTTCGTAGATAAGACGTGCGTTGACAGTAACACCACCAGGCAGTGTCATACCATCAAACTTTATTAGATTGAGTCCCCATTGACGTTTAATCAATGCAGTTGCATATTCTTTTAGAAAACGATGATTCCAAAGTGAATTGTATTCTGAGACAGACTCATCTGGATCACGAATGGTGTAGACTTCAAATACAATATAATCATGCAGTTCTAATTTCGTTTTAGAAACGTGTAGATTAACACGATTATACTGACGATCAAATGTGATCTGAGGCATACCACCAAGTTTCATATCTAGGAGCGATAGTTGTTGTTGCATCTGTTCGTAATGTGCAAGATCTCCTAAGATCCCACCATTTCTTGTGAAGTCTGACATAGTGTAGGCCATGACCTGCCATGCATCACTAAACCATCCTGAGTGTGCAGAACTAAATGTTACTGGTACCATACGAACAACCGCAGACAGATCTAGATTATCTGGAAAATCAACATACTGATTTTCAATATCCTGTTCGGTTAATTGGTGTTTTAGATAATACCTTTTAGAACCATCTGGGTGGTTTTCACGAAACCACTGCAACGCCTCATCAATACGATCATCTAACTGTTCTTCGTCAATGTTTACTTCTACTACTGGATGTCCCAGTGCGCGTAGACAATAATCAATTAACTCTTCTCTAGTTGTAGAATACATGTCAGTTTCCGAAATTGGTTTACTGTTCTATTTATACGTTTTTTAAAGTAAAAAAAAGGGAGTCCGAAGACTCCCTTGTTAAACACTAATGTGTGATTAGTTGACTAGGTTACCGGCAGCGTCATAGACGTTGATACGGTAGTGTGAAGGCGCTTGTCCACCCAGTGCGTTCGCGTCATGCGATTCCGCAACTGTTAGTGTTGCAGCAGCTTCTACTTCGTCAATTGCAATCTCACCAGTTGTTGAGTTGTAGTCGATACATAGACCACCAGATAGACAATCTTTAGTACGTTGTTCTGTCCAGTACTTGTTGATTGATCCTTCTGATAGGTTGTCTGTTGTCCAACTATTGATAGTTCCAACATTTGATTCTAGTGAAGTGATGCGTGAACCATTACTACTGATTAGACCGGTCAACGTTCCATCTACTGACTGGAATTCTGCAACGATCTCTGTTAGAGAATCTAGTGATGCAGAGTCAGTGTTAGATACGATGAAGTCAATCTGAGACTGTAGACTTGCGTCTGCAGATACACGAGCACTTGTTTCAGCAACGATATCACTTGACAATCCAGATTCTGCAGCAGTTGCACGAGCAACTTCAGCAGCCAGTGAATCAGTCAGATCAGAATCACCCGCAATGCGAGCAAGTTCTTCTTGAGTCAACTGGAACTGTAACGAACTCTTACCTGCAGTCTCTTCCGCAGACAATGCGTCAATCTGAGATTGTAGTTCTGCGTCAGCAGAATCACGATCCGATTCAGATGCAACGATTGCAGCTGCACGTGCGTTCTGTTCTGCGGTAATCGCAGCAGCACGAGCAGTTGATTCAGCAGTAATCGCATCCGCATTAACCTGTACCGCAGAAACACGCGCCGCTGTCTCAGCTGAGATAGCATTTGCGTTAGACGTTGTTGCAAGTTCAGTTGAGTCCATCTCACTTTCTAGAGTTGAAACACGTGCAGTCAATGCACTTGCGTCACCACCTAGATTAGAGATTACTGTCTGTAGGTCAGAGTCAGCATCTTCAAATGCCGCGACAACTTCAATCAACTGGTTCAGTGTTTCTGGAGAACCGTTTGTGATTGCAGTTACTGCTGCGTCTACCGCATCGATATTCGACTGAAGTGTATTGTCAGCAGATGTTCTTGCTAACTCTTCAGCATCGATTGCAGACTGAAGTACTGCGTCAGCCGCGATACGTGCGTTCTCTTCTGCAGTGATTGCAGACTGTAGACCTTGGTCAGATAGGATACGAGCAGACTGTTCTGAGTCTAGTAGTGACTGTAGAAC